ATATTCTTTAAGAGTATTATCATAAGGAATGTTAACATCAGACCAAGTAATAAAATTATAGTTATAAATTCCGTCAACTACGCCTACAAATGGTGTATTTGCGGGTAGAGCTAATGAGGTTGGGGTAGATTCGCCTAGAGTAGATGCAAATATTTCTATAGTGTCTTTAGAAGTTGATTCGCTTGAAGGGATGTATCCTTTATCTTGTGCATTTTGTACTATAGCTTCGCGAGATTGGGCAGTTCTCAAGAATGATTCATATAATGCTACATTACTGTATTGTTGGTTATATAATGTAACGTATGCCATTAAGTTCATTTGTTGAGACATACGTGAAGATTCAAAATCGTAATCACGGAATTCTTCAGTAGTTTTATAAAAATTAATTAAGTCACGTTTAATAGATTCAAAATCTGCATTTGAAACAGGAAGGTTTGAACTATCATATACTTGTGTTGAGGCCATAATACTTTACTTCCTTTTATTCGCCAGAGTATGATTGAATTGGTATAAATAATTTATAAGATTTTGTTTTATCATAAATTGTACTGTAGTATATATATATGTCATAAATATTATTTTCATAATCAGGTATTACATTTATATTATCTAATGTTACTCTAGGTTCAAAACTTTTTACTGCAGTTTCTATTCTATTTCTTATTCTATCAGCTTGTATTAATCCCATATTTTCAAAAAGAATAGTATCAATATCAGTACCAAAGTTTGGTCTAAAAGGTACTGAGCCAATTTTTGTTAATACTAATGAAGATAAAGCTTGTGCTACATCTGCATTATTAATAATTAATGACATATCAGACTTATAGTTCTTTGTCATATTTTTATCAATATCAGAATAGAAAACTTCTACTTCTTTATATTTTTTTGCGTCAAATATTCTAGCCATTGTTATCCTCCTATATTAACATGATAAGCGCCAGTGGCTATAAAACCACCACATGTTAAAGCATCACCAATTCTTGCCGCTGGTTGTCCATTAATAAAAACTTTACTAGAACCTGCTGCTATAATAGGTTCGTGAGTGTCAAATGGTAAAACCTGACGAGTATGAGGTACTGCTACATCACCGACTCGAGCTGCGGGTTTTCCTTCTGTTAAAACAGTAGGTGATCCTGCGGCAACCATTGTAGGTGGGAATGGACCTGCGTGTCCTGTAGTTTCACTACTAATAAAAGCTGCTGGTGGCATATTATTTTCCTTTTAAATAAACCATTAAATGTTTTGTTGATTAGATAATCCAATATCAGTTAATTGTTCTAATATTGCTCTAGCTGAATCTAGGTTTTTTCTTTCTGTAAATGTATATACCTGAGTTTCAGTTTCTTGTGTTATGTCTGTACTACCAACTATAGGTGGTGTTGCTGTAGGGTCTGCTGGAGTTACCACGGTTAATGTATAATTAGCAGTTGCTGTTACGGAACCACTCCTGTCAACTGGTGGTTCTATATTAAATTCAAAACAATATAGTATAGTATCTAAATAATTATTAGTAATATCTGAAATTTTATTAGTTACTATTTGATTACTAATATCACCTTGATATGCTGGATATTGGGCATTTTGTATTTTTATTAGATCTGGTGATATCCAATCTGATTGTGGTGTTATAGTTACTGTATAATTATTTATTACTACATCAGTATTTTCAGAACCTGTTTCTACAGTTATAACTAAATTGCTAATTGTGCCAGGTCCAGAAGTATTATAAGTAATATTAAATGTTTCAGAAGTACCTACAATTATATTTCCCCAATCATATGGGCCGTTAAAAGTTAATGCTCCCATAATATTATCCTATATTAACAACTGCACCATTAATAACCATAGCTCCACCAGATACAAATGTTGCTGAACCACCTGCCTGTATTGACATATTACCACTTGAGTTTAAGTTCATATTTGTAGATGAAGATGTTAAATCACCACTAATAGTTTGTGTTACACTACCACCTACAGATTGATCAACATTACCGCCAATAGTTTGACCAACATTTCCACCAATATCTTGTGTAACATTACCAGCAATTTTTTGGTCAACATTACCACCTATAGTTTGGTCTACATTTCCATCAACTTCTTGTGTAACATTACCTTGTACAACTAAGTTAGAATCACCAATAACAGTAACATTTAAATTACCAGATATTAATACATTTCTATCCACGACAACTATTTGATAATCAGAACCAACAAGTTTTGTTATTCTGCTACCATCAGGGCGTATTTCATAAAATGAGCCTGAATTGTGATATTCATGTATACGTTCAGCATCAGGCGTTGAATCATATTCTTTTATTAAGCCACCTGTGGTTTCCATAACTAAATTGTTAGGATAAGTTGCTGCATAACTTTGATATGGTTCATCCCATGTAGCACCGCCAACTTGTCTAACATCTAAAGTTCTATCTGCTGCTTTATCTATTAAAATTTGGTGTCTTGCATCTTTTCCATGTGGTAAAATAGTATATGCATCTAAAGGTGAAGAAGCAGTTAACATAGTACCAGGATTATCTTCAAAATCATTTCTTGCTAAACGGTTAACATCTTGTTCATTTAAATGGTCTTCTAATGGGTATACTTCATCTGGGTCACGAAAAGTGTCTGAATAAGTTGAGTTAGCAGATTGAGCAAAACCGTTCAAAGCACCAGTTATGATAGGTTCTTGTTTAAATGCATCCCTAAAATATCCAGTAACCCAAGAGCCTTGTACTAAAAATGAAGGAGAAAGACCAATTCCATTCATAGCAGCGCCTTGTGTTAAAACATGAGCCCATGGTAAGTCTTCAGTTAATAAGCCTATTGAGCCATCAGCAAAACTGGTCCGAGGGTCATGAACACCATAAATTCTAACTCTTACTCTACCTAATTTTAGTGGGTCAAGTATATCTTCAACTACCCCATGCCATAAATAATTATTTGTTATCATATTTTATCCTGTTATATTGCTATCATTGATTAATGTATATTCGCTCTCAAAAGATGTTAATGTAATATTGTATTTAATAGCAGTTATTAGCCATTTACCAGAAAGATTAGTATTAAGTGCTGAATTATTTCTGTTAGCATTATCAATATTCATCATATTTAAATAAACCACATCTCCTGCAGTTAAATCAGTAAAACCTGCAGCAGTAACCATAATACGTTTTGAATTTAATCTGGTTTTTTCCATTACATCAATATTAGCTTTAGGAAAACCAGCGCCGTTATTATCAATTAATGAACTATATATACTGTCTTTAGAATACAACATATTATGATTAAAAGATTCTTGTCCTTCTATTATAGTTTCATAACCTGCTATTGTAGGTTCATCATTCATATAAGGTCTAATTTCATCAAACTCTTCCCTATTTATAAATGTAAAATCAAAACTTTTATCAATTATAGTAGTTGTCATTAAATTAGTACCAAATGTTGCTGCGCCATAGTTATGTCTTGGGTCAGCAAGCATATAAGCATCTAAATCAAAAATTGGTATAAAGCTACCAGTACCGGCATTTAAAGAACCACCATCTGGCGGAATTCCAAAAGTAAAGTTAGGTTCAACTGATAATAAGTTACCAGTACTAACAAAGTTTAAACCGTTAGCATTTTCAAAAAGTCTAAAGTCACTTGATTCAAAATCAGATGAAACTGCAAGATTAGTTAAGTTTTTTAATACATTATATGGTTTAGAAATAGTTAAAGCAAGAGGATAATCTATATTACTAGTAGTTTCTGTATTAAGAATTGTATCAGGGTAATATGTTTCTACAATATCAGTAACCACATCAGAAACACTATTACTATCGTCATATACTTTGCTAATTCTGTTAGTTTCACTTACAATATTATAGTTTGAAACTAGTTCTATTTTAATAACACTGTTTGGTGATGAAGAATAACAATCAGAAACATAACCGATATTATTACATCTGAATATTTTTTCTATTGTTCGTCTAACGCCACCTATGTTACCATCGCCACTAGCAAAACTTATTTCTATTGTTTCTTGACCAGTTAAATTTCTTAGGATTCCAGTAAGGTTAGCTCGGTTTTGTATAACTATAGTCCCTGAGGTCATGTCATCTACAGTTTCAACCATTGTAAAGTTAACTATTTCAGAAGTTATATCTAAACCATCGCCATATGGTGATTTCAGTCTAATGTAATCTATTCTGAAATTGTTAATAGGTGATAAAGATGTGCTTATGTTAGGCATAATATTTAATCTCTTGATGCTTTATTTATTTCTGCTAATATATCATTTATAAAACTATCTACATCGTTTATATTAATAACGTTGATATTTCTAAATTTTGCTTC